CTATTGCAGGGTTGAGTCCTCGATTTTAACTTCAAGTTCGATACTGGTCGTATATCCGCTGTCAACGGTCAGGCTATGCGTCAGCGTTGTGATGATCCATTCCCCCGCATCAATCTGCTGCTTGAACCCGTTTACCTTCACCGGCATTTCCGTGTAAAGCTCTGCGCGTCCCTTCGCCAGCTGGATTGAGAAGGTTGCAACACCACGCTGCAGGCGTTCCCACTGCATTTTGGCCGCCCGTTCGGCGTTGCCCCGGTTCGCATAAGTGCGGCTCAGTACCAGCACGTTCTCGTCCGTGCCGATAAGGTAATCCCCTTGCTTCGCCTCCGGTTCCTTCTTTTTCTTCGCCGTAGTTTTACGTCGCCTGCGCTTCACCTTCGCCACCGGCTTCTTTGCCGGTTCGCGAGTATGCAGCCAGCTGGCAATCACGCCGGTGTATGCGTCCCGGTCCGCCAGGGTGAAGCGGTGGCTGTCTCCGTCCCTGCGCTGAAGGGTGATTACCGGCAGCGCCCTGCCGCTTGCCGTTTTACCCTGACCCTGGCGGATAAACAGCAGATTACCGTCCTTGACGCAGGCCACCGCGCCGCACTGTTTAGCCAGGCGCATCAGGAAGCTGGCGTCTGATTCATTAGTCTGGTCAAGATGGTCAATTTCTGTCGCGGCCATATCGTCACCCATCGCCGCTTTCAGCTTATGCCGCCCGGCGATATCCCTGACAATTTCGCCCGCTGTGGTTTTGTGCCAGGACTTCTCCCGCTTCGTGTTCAGCGTCTGCCGGAAGTCCGCGCTGCGCGCCCGCAGCGTCAGGCGGTCCGGCGTGCCGCTATGCTCAATTTCGTCAACGGTATAGCTGCCTTTTGGGAAAAGCGGCGCATCCTGCCATCCCAGCGACAGAGAAAGCACGACGCCCCGGCGTGGCAGCTGCAGCTGGCCGTCCGCGTCGTCCAGTTCGATGTCCAGCTGGTCCGCTTCAAAGCCCCGGTTGTCAGTGAGCGTCAGGCTCAGCAGGCGCTTTTCCAGCTTCTGCGTGATGTCTGCCCCGTCCATCGTCAGCCGGAAGGCGGGCGAATTCTGCTGGCCGTTAATCCATGGGGTTGTCATCATGAAAAAAGCCCTCCCGCTGCGGCGCTTACTTTACCGGTGGCGGTAACTGCTGCGCCCTGCATGGCAGACAGCTGATCGCTTAGGCTGCCGAACATTTCCCCCAGTGATTCATCGGTGCGCTTCAGCGTCAGCGTGAATTCAATGCGGCGGCACACGCCGCTGCTGAAGAATTCCGCTTTGGTCTGACTCAGGCTTTCAATCACGAACATGCCGTAAATCGTCCCGCTGCCCTCAATCAGCGGCCACGCGCGGCCCAGCTCTGCAATCTGCTCCAGCGCGAACAACGACAGTCTGCCGCCGGTAATCTCCGGCAGCAGCACGCCGGAAAGCGTCAGCGTGTCGTTGTCCGGGCCTAAGAACTGCAGCGACGGCCTCACCCCTACGCGGCTGTTTGACGGGAAACGCCAGCTGCGCTGATACTGCAGTTCCTGATAGGGCACCGTCTTCAGCATGAAAACAAATAAGCCCAGCGTCATCATCATTCCCCAAATCCTCCCCTGTCCCGGTAACTGCTGCGGGCGCGGGCCTGCGCCTGCCGCTCTTTTGCCTCTATCCTGCGCATCACCTCATCAACCAGATCCTGCTGGCTCTCTCCCGGCTGCTGCACGATGGTGAAGGAAGCGTGAATCTGCGGCGCAGCTCCCTGTGTAGTACTGCCACTCATGCGCGGTGCTTCCTGCCGGTACGCCTGAACCGGCAGGCTGAGCGGGTGCAGCGGCTTAGCCTCCGCCGTCGCTCCGGCACCGCCCAGCGTCAGCGCCGCCAGTGCTGCCAGCCGTGCAGTGCTCCGGCGGCTGGTCACGTTCGCCGGACCGCTGATCAGTTCCGGCCCGTTTTCACCGGCCACGCCGTACTGCCCGGACGGGATAAAGCCGCCGCTGTCGTACATGCCCGCAAATCCGGGGAACCCGCCCGGCGGCAGGGATACACCGTCGCCCGTTTTTACTGTTGCCGGTCGCGGCAGCTGCGGACCGCCTGTCTTATCGCCGCCCGGCTTCAGAAAGTCCGGCAGGTAGTCGGTCAGTGACGACAGCTTGTTTTTAATCGCGTCCCATTTCTGGCTGATACCCGCCATCAGGCCGTCAATCATCTGTGAACCCGCTTCCTGAAAACGTGCGGGCAGCGCCTTAGCGTCGGAAACAATCTCACCCCACTTTGTGCTGATGTAGGTGCGGATCGCGGTCCAGATGCTGCTGACCTTTGTGCTGATAGCGTCCCAGATGGCGGCAAGTTTCGGTCCCAGCGTGTCCCAGTTCTGCCAGATAAGCAGCGCCCCGGCGGCAATAAGCCCGATAACGGCCAGAATGGGGTTTGCGAACATCAGCCGCCCCAGCCACAGCACGCCGTTCCCCACGATGCCGATAGCACTTTTAATCAGCCCGAAGGAGCCAAATGCTTTAATACCTAACACGCTGAAGCTGAGCCGCAGCAGCGCAAGCGGTCCTAGTACCGCCGCCAGGCCGATCATGAGCGTGCCTAAGGCAATTACAATCACGGATATGACCGCCGCTGCCTTCACCAGCGTGCCCGCCAGCTCTTTATTGTTTTCCACCCATCGGCGGGTCACGCCGGTGACTTTCTTCACCATATTCATGATGTCCATCAGCGGCGTGCGCAGTGAATCGCCCAGGCCGCTCATGGTGTTTGATACGCCGGTTTTGGTCAGCATCCACTGTGCGGAAAGTGAGTCCTTGTTAATGTCAGATTCTTTCTGCATCGAACCTTTTGCAGCATCCCCCTGTGTCAGTGTCAGCTGCCTGCGCAGTTCCGGCATGTTATTGACAAGCTTTGCCGCTGCAGGGCCGAACTCTTTGCCAAAGAGCATCGTCAGCGCGGGCACTCTCTTGCTGTCCGGCAGTTTTTTAACCTTTTCCAGAACGCGCATGATGGTGCCCATCGCATCCGTGGTCATCTGCTTTTCAATCTTTGCCGGGTCCAGTTTCAGCAGGTCCATGCCGTCCATAAACCGGTTACTCTGCATCGTGGCTATAGACAGCTCGCGCACCATGGCATTAGCGGAACTGGCCGCAATCTCAGAGGTGGCACCCAGTGTCAGGAATGTTGAACCCAGCGCTGCCACCTGTCGGAAGTTCATCCTGTCGGCCACGCCACCCATACGCTGCAGCACATCAATGATGTCCGCCCCTTTGGACATGGCATTATCGTCCAGGTAGTTCAGCGCGTCGCCCAGCTGCTCGATGTTGCGCGTGGGGATTTTATAAAGCTGCGCAATCTTGCCCAACCCTTCAGCCAGCTCACCGGCGGGCAGCTCAAACGCGGTGGACGCCTTCGCCGCCGTGGTGGCAAAGGCCATCAGGTCGCGCTTCTGGTCCTCATAGGTGTCGTTCTGGTTCGTCACGCCCATGCGCGCGCCGCCCTCAACCAGCGCGGCGTAGTCAATCGCGCCGTTTTCCATCGGCAGCTGCTCACTGGCGGCCTTGATGGCGGCCTGCATGTCATAGAACTGTTTTGTGCGGTTTCCTTTGTCGTCGCGCAGCCCGTTAACCTGCTTTGCCACGCCTTTCATGGCGTCTTCCATTGCCGCTGAAGATTTCACGGCGGCCAGTACCGGCGCACCCATTGCCAGCCCGGCGGCAGACGTTGCCGCTCCCGCACCGGCCACGCGATCGCGCACCTCAAGCGATCGGGAATATCGCTCACGTACCGCGCTCAGCTTTGCCTGCCGTTCTCCCAGCTTTTTAAGCGACTGCTGCTGCCGGTCAATGGCGGCGCGCGCCTCGTCAGACTGACTTTTCAGCTCGCGCTGTGCCTGGCTCAGTTTCTTCGTGTCGATACCGGCAGCGCCCAGCGCCTCACGCTGACGCTGCACCGACAGGCGCAGCCCGTTGTAAGTCTGCTGCAGCTGGCTGGCGCGGTTTTTTGCCTGCTCCAGCACGCGGGCCTGTGCAGCTGTGGGCCTGTTTGTTTCCGTAAACTGCACGGCCAGACGGGCCGCTTCTTCGCGGGCGGCCTTCAGGTTATTCGCGGTGATGGCAAGCTGTGAGCGGGTCTTACGAAAGCCGTCGATACGCCCGGCCTGTGCGTCCAGCTCTTTAAGGGTGTTGCGGGTGTCGCGCAGCGTGCCAGCCAGCTCCCGTGTGCTGTCGCGGGCGCTGCGGAAGGGGCGCGTCAGCTTATCGACTGCGCCCAGCACGACCTGCAAACGCAGATTTTTATCACTCATCGCTGGCCCTGTGTCGCAGGATTGCTTTGTGCCGCCACTCCAGAACTTCCGTCAGCGTCATGAACTCGGTAACGGAGGGCGGCCAGTGAAAGACGGTAGCGATATCCGCCACCAAATCGTCTACCGTCAGGCCGTCGCTAAATCCGACAGGACCGACTTCTTCAGCAAAAAAGTGACCACCTCTACAGACAGGCTCACCAGATCGGCGGGGTCCATTTCGTTGATTTCCGCCGTGGTCAGGGCCGGGGTGGTGATACGCGGTAGCACGGTGATCAGTGCGTTCACGTCCATGTCCAGCAGTGCCTGCAGGCGGGTGCCGCGCAGCGCACCGGACTGCGGCTTGCGCACGGTGACGGAAGTGATTTCGGTTTTGCCGCGCAGGATCGGGGTATCCAGCTCGACGACTTTTTCATTTGGAACGGTTTTATCAGTCATGATGCTTTTCCGTTAAAAAGAGAGATAAGCGGCAGGCGCGCGGCCTGCCGGTGTGATTACAGGCCCAGCGCGTTGCGGTGCGCTTCCATCAGGTCCTTACCATCCACGATGTGGATCATGTTCACGATGTCGATCTCGTAAACCACTTCGCCGTTAATGGTCAGCTTTGCGTAGCTGTTGGTTGCGGACACTTTGGTGGTGCTGGATTCACCGGTTTTCCATTCGCCGGAGTCCAGCTCCTTATAGCGTCCGCGCGTGACCAGCTCTACCGCCTGCACTTCGCCGGTATCGTCGCGCTGAATGGAGCCGGTAAAGCGCAGCTGGATGCCGTCCACGGTTTCGGTGCCAAGCTGCTTAAACAGCAGCGATTCAGTGCCGCCTACGGTGAACTCCGTATCCAGCGCACCATCATCCAGGCCCATGTCGATGTCCACCGCACCGGCCATACCACCGCCGCGATATTTTTCGAACTTACGGGTGACTTTCGGCAGCGTCACGGACTCAACCAGCCCCTGCCAGTTGTTGCCTGCGTTGAACACGTTCAGGTGCTTGAGTTTGCGGGGTAATGCCATCTTTCAGTCTCCTTATGCGCTGACGCGGCTGCTGAAATCGACCAGGTACTGGTCAGTGATGCGCTGGCGCAGCAGCAGGTTTTCCAGTGGCGGCACCGGCGTGTAGTCGTAATCGATCAGCAGCTTGCCCGCTTTAAGTGTGTCTTTATCGTTCACGCTCTCGTCCAGCCAGCAGTCCGCGCCAATCAGATAGCCCTGATTCACCAGACTGCGCAGCTTCGCGCGGATGCTTTCGATGATGTCACGGGCCAGTGACGGGTTCAGTGCGCCGTCAACGGACCACATCTGCGCTTCCGCCATCGTGTCCATGAGCACCTGCGCCGTGCGGGTGTAACACTCAAACTGAAAGAGCGCGTCATCACTGAGGCAGCGGGAACCCCAGAAGCGGAAGCCGTCTTTGCGGATAAGCGTGGTCACGTCGTTCTGGTTCAGCAGGCCCGCATCAGTGGCCGGATCCTGCAGGTCCCAGAAGACGTCTTTTGAAATGCCGGTGACGCCGTTTACACCAACGTTTGACAGGGATTTATGCCAGCCGGTCTGCTCGTCGATTTTGGCACGCAGACCCAGCGCGCGGGCGGTAGCGTAGGCCGTTGCGTCTGCCTTCAGCACGGTGTCAAAACTGATGAAGTCAGGCCAGATCAGCATCCCTTCGCGCTGGCTGAAGTTGCTGCGGTAGGCAATCGCCTCTTCAACGCTTTTGCAGCCATACGCGGACAGGTAGGCAAAGCCGCGCAGGCTCTGCGCCACGCTCAGCAGCTCGGTGGCGACGGCTTTTGTGTCGTGACCCGGCACGCCGAGAATGCGGGGCTTTACGCCGCAGACGGACTGCGCGGCCAGCAGCGCCTTCATGCCGGTGCGCTGGCCGTCGGTCACGCCGCCGATGATGTTAGCGGTGGTTTCTGCTTCGGTTTCGCCCTGCGGCACGCGCACAACGACGGTGACGGGTTTGGACTGATCAGCGATGGCGTCCAGTGAGCGGGCCAGCGTACCGGATTCACCGGCCTTGCCGCTGGCGGTGAGTACGTCAGTTAACAGCACCGGCCGGTTTAGCGGGAAGGTGGCCGCGTCGGCGTCGTCGCCCGTGCAGACCAGCCCGATAATCGCGGTGCTTACTGTGGTGATGGTTCGGGTGCCCTCGCTGATTTCCTCAACGCGCACGCCGTGGTGATAATCCTGTGCCATTTGGCGGTTCTCCTGTGAAGGGGTTCCGCTATGGTCCTTTTATCTTACGTTTCAATCATGCAAATATCGTTGTATCGTAAATGGCACAAAACTTTAAATGGAAGGAGCCATGATGTATTTCAGCGATATGACGGTTTTTACTTTTCAGGTTACAGCTGCATTAATGATGGGATGGGACTATCTGATGCCTGCCAGATGGCGGGAAAAAGTGAATAACAAATTAAGAAACCGCTTTGTTACTATTCAGAGTAATGTTGATACTAAGATGATAGATTTCATTAAAGAAATCACATCAAATTATAAAGTAATAATAGTATCAATGTTCATGATAACCTTAGGGTTAGTTGTGATTAACAATATCAACGTACTGATGAAAATCGGATATCCTTCTGTAGCTTTTTTTATAGCTTTGATTGGTACCATTAGTTTAGTTTTAGGTGGTTTTTTTCTTTTAAACTTAGTGAGCAATATAATAACGCACTTTTTTATTAGTGGCGTTATACCTAGAATGTTACTTACATTTCTGATAATGACTGAAAAAGGCCCATTCGCGGGAATGGGCTTTATCGTTCTATTAGTTTCTTTCTTCATGAGGTATCAGAATATAATTCATCAACCAATTAAGTAGTTATTAAATGTTCGGGCGAGGCGGCCAGCTAATTTTTGACGTGTGGGAGATATCGATATTTTGTAAGGCCTGAATATATTTCATCCATGAGACGAGCGAGGCCTTATCCTTATCGGTGATCATGTCTAAGCGAAGTTGAGTCTGCCATGCCTGAGTAATGCTGTTCGCTTCGGCAATCAGCAGGGCCTGCCGTTCTCCGGCTTCTTTGACTGCTGCCGCTTTCTCTTTAACTGAATCAGTTACCCACTTTTCACCGTCCCATTTATCCCAGGCAGTTACAGGTTTCTGCGGCGTAGTGCCTAACGGATAATCGCCCGGAGCACTGATCACTACAGCTGAACCGTCATAAACTGAATAGACTGTTTCCCCGCGATGATCGGCAATGACCTGCCAACTGCCATTAAGATAAAGCGCCACGCTACCTGCTTCAGCGGCGGGCGGCGCTGTAATGCAGGCATTAGCGGGCAGACCAATGCCCTGAGCCAGATACTCATCATTTGAGCCGGTGAACTCTCCGCTTACCGCATCAAAGTTATAAACCGTCAGTGTGCCGGCCGATTTAGCGAGGCCGTTTTTATCAAGCGTTACCTTTGCCATCAAGCAGCCCTCACGATGTAGTTAAATGCGACGTTGCGCGGGCGCATGGTGATCCATGCTGAGCCGCCCTGAATGCCTGCTTGCAACTGAGTTGCCTGAATTGAGTTGTCGCTGAGTACCGCGCCCAGAACACCGTTATCAGGTGCTTTCGCATCGCCGGGCTGAGCCTTTGTCACTGAATCAGCTTGATTAAATGCCGTGCCTACCGTTGCGCCTGATGTTGTTGCATCAATACCGGGATAATCTACCGCTGCAGTTCGCAGGCCAGTTGATGACTGCGCGCTTCCTAAACTACGCCCTGAATCTATGCCGCGCCCGTCATCCCAGCCCCTGATAAATTCACCGCGCAGATCAGTCAGTTTCAGCCCCGGATAAGCCAGCGCCAGCTTTGGATATAACGTGCCGCTGAATGTCGCCCCATTACTTTTCAGAAAGACCATGCCAGCCATTGAATCAAATAACTCATTTGGCATCTTCGCGTGCGGCCATGGGAACGGTGAACCGATAATCGGCGCACCTTCGCCTAAACCGAGGTTTTTGAGAACGTCAGCAACCAGCCCGGCGTCTTTGATTTCAGCCAGAGCGCTTGCGATCTGCAGGTACTGGCTGTGCGGGTTTTTGGCATCGGTATGATTTTTCATTACGCTGTCAGCGTAAGCCTTCACCTCGATCACAGCATCATCAACATATTTACGCGTTGCCAGCACCACGGAGGGGTCAATCTTCAGGGTGATGGCATCGGTGCTGTTGATGATCAGAATCATGCGCACGGTCTGCGTGCGCCCGCTGCCTTCCTGCAATGCGGGCTTATAGGTTTCAGGTGTGTTGCATACCGCGATCAGCGTGCCGTCAGCGTCAAACAACCCCATTTCCCTGATCCAGAATCCGCCCGACGTTTCGGGGATCACCTGTTCGGCAATCATCTGGCTGGCGTTGGCCGGGTCAATGCTCAGCGTGTTGATGGCTGCGCGGCGCACCTCGTTAACCAGCTTTGTCTGGCTGGCGTTCGGTGTCGGCAGCGTGCCCCCGCCATCGCCCACGGCCATCTGCGTGATATTCAGTTTTGTACCAAGTGCGGCGGCGTTGGCAATCTTCGCCGCGCCCAGGTTGGTTACGATTGCATAGTATTTTTGTGTCATGGTCCCACTTCCATCAGATCAATAACGTGAACCGCCGCGCCGCCATAAACTGCGCCGCTGACGGAAATTAGTTCCGGGGTGTACGGGTAAACGGTCAGGTCATCACCGTCATAGCTGGCCGCCGCCATGCGTGTTTCCCCGCTGACCTGCAGGTTAATTGACATCCCCAGCAGGTGACGGCTGCAGGGCTTCGCATCGCTGATCAGCCGCTCAAGTTCCTGATAGGTTTCTTCAGTTATGCCCTAGTCCTGCACGCCGATGTCCAGCCGGAACGTGCCCGGCGTCTCGTTGGTTTTCCACCACTCAATAACCCGGATCAGGAAGCCGAACGGCTCCACCACGCGACGGATGGCGCTGATGGTGCCTTTGTGCTGATGGATGTAAAACGCATCGCTCACCACCTGCCGTTTAACGCTCTCCGCCCAACTTTCGTCCCAGCGGTCCACCGAAAACGCCCAGGCCAGATATGGCAGAAAACTCACCGGGCATGTGGCCGGGTTCCATAAGTCGCGCAGCGGCACGCTCAGCCCGGAAATGCCGCTGCAGGCTTCGGCCAGGCGGCGCTCCAGCGCAGACGAGCCGGGCGGCATCAGGCTGCTGTTGCTCATGTCACCCCCTGATCGCCCGCCACGGAAATGTCCGTGCCGGTGCAGTAGCCCGCCTGAGTGCGGTCCATGATGATGTCCTGCGCCGGTTCGGTGATTTCCACCCAGTCCACACCGGCCACGCGCATCACCGCCCCGTAGGACTCACGCCGCACGCTGCGGCCCAGCTTTTTCTGCTCGCTCAGGTAAGCGGCCAGCTTCGCGTTTGCCGCCTCAAGGCAGGGACCGGCGGCCACGCCGTCGAACAGGTGCAGCCTGGCCTTCACGCTGTAGCTGCGGATGGTCGCCCCCTGAACCGTCACGCGGTCGGCCACCGGGCGCACGCTGTCTGCGTTCAGCGCGGTGTCCACTGTAGTCAGCAAATCCGCTGCTGCCGTGCCATCGCCCTCACGGCTCAGGACGGTGATCAGCACCGTCGCCGGTGACGGACTGATGGCGGACACGTCCTGCACCCGGCCATCGGCGCTTTTAGCGTGAAACTCATACGCGCCCGTCGGTCCGGCCACGCTCAGCCCCTCAAACGCCTCCGGCACGCGCACGCGCAGATCATCGTCCGATTCCATTACCGCATCCACCGGCGGCACCGCGTCGGGGTTCGCTGAGGTAACGGTCAGGCGCTGCACATTGTTGCAGGCGGCCATCTGGTCCAGATCGCTGCCGATGGCGTAGGCCACCATCACCGCCTGCGCCGCCTCGTTAATGCGCTGGCGCAGAAGTATTTCCCGGTAGACGTTCTCCTGCAGGCTTTTAACAATCGGGTCAGATTCCAGCGCCAGCACGCGGCGCATGGCGGCTTGTTCATCCGCCGGATAAAGCGCAATCAGCGCCTCTTTACGCTCTGCCAGCAGCGATTCAAAGTCCGGCACCTCAATAATCTGCGGCGCAGGCAGCTGGGAAAGATCAATTACCGCCACTGTTCACCCCCGTTGAAACCGTCAGAGAAAGCGGTGAGCCGTCGGCGCGCTGGCCGCTCAGATCAACCTGCATAGATCCGTCCGCATTGCGCGTGATGTTTACCGAGGCCAGCCGGATACGCGGCTCCCACCGGCTCAGTGCGGTATAGGTGGCGGCCATTACCTGCAGTTCGGTGGCGTCGTTCTGCGGCCAGTCAATCATCGCGGACAACATCGAACCGTAACCACGCCGGGCAATGCGGCTGCCTTCCGGCGTGATCAGAATGTCGCGCACGCTCTGGCGGATGTGTTCGATGTCAGTAATGGCTTCGCCGGTGTCGCGGTTCATGCCGAGATACATCATCGCGGGCCTCCTGACATATCGCTGCCTTTCTTAACCCCGTCATGTAAGTGCTTATCAGCAATTACTCCGTTTGAACTCATTTTGCCGCCGCCGTGGGTCACATCACCGTTCATCGTGGTGTCACTGTTAATCCGTGTCTGGCTGGCCTCTATCCCCAGCGCATCGGTGATCAGCTGAATGCCGTCTGCCGCTTCAATGCGCACGCTTTTGATGTTTTTTATCAGCAGCTGGCCGGTTTCCGGCTCGTACTGAAACCAGCCACCGTCCTTAAACACGGTGGTGGTGCCGTCTTCTGAATAGTCGGGCGGCGGGAAGGCTTCGGAATAAATGGCGGGCAGCGCAAAAGCGGTTTCAAGGTTGCCGCCCAGGCTCAGCAGCACAACCTGCTCCCCGACGGTGGGTTTCCACCACGTGCGGGTACCACCGGCGCGCAGGGTGAGCCAGTTAATCCAGTTGGTTTCAAGGTCGCCCGTTTTCACCCGGCACAGCCAGTTCACCGTATCAACCTCGGACACGGTGCCGGTGCGGATCAGGTTGGTGATAAGGCGCATAATTTCTGACAGTTGTGAGTTCATAGCGCTAGTATTAACATCATCATGATTTTATCTATTGATAATGATTGTGTGAGCCGTGAGACAATCAAGAAGGAACTTAATGTAATGAATGAGCATGTAAGAAATTACTTGAAGTATTATATTGAAATGGATCAGAAACCTAAGTTTGCGGTAGTTATAAACGGTGAGTGGGGTTCAGGTAAAACCTGGCTTATTGATGACATTTTAGAATCTTACGACAAGAAAAAATATGCCATACTTAAAGTAAGTTTATATGGCCTAACTAACACAGGCCAAATAGACACTGAAATATACAAGAAAGTTCACCCTGTTTTATCTAGTAAAGGAATGTTAATTGCTGGGACTTTGTCAAAAGCATTATTAAAAGGTACATTGAAAATAGATTTAAATAGCGATGATAAAGATGATGCATCTATGAGTCTTGGCATCCCTGAAATAGACTTTGAAAAGTTATCAAAGAAACCAGAAAACACCATTTTGATATTCGATGACTTCGAGCGGTGCGAAATATCGTGGGAGCAATTTTTTGGTTACGTCAATCACTTTACTGAGGGAAACGGTTGCAAAGCAATAATCATAACCAATGAAGAAAGCGAGAAAATAAAAAAAGATGAGGATGGATATTTAATTTCTAAAGAGAAAGTCATAGGGCAAACATTGAAGGTAAAAGCCGATACTAATTCTGCATTTATAGCTTTCATTCATAATCACTCTACAGTTTCATTCAAAGATTTCATGCAGAATAAGAGTTCAATATTATTTAGTACTATAGATATAGCTAAATCGAATAATTTAAGGTTGCTTAGGAAATTCATTTTAAACTTTGAAAGGCTTTTCAATACCATCCCTCCGGGGATTCTAAAGAACGAAGCAATTATGGAAAAGTTACTTGTAATTTACTTTATAATTTATTTTGAGAAAACAGCTAACCGTATTAATTTATTCGATTTTAAAAATTCTTCAGATAATCTTGTTAAACGAAACGACGATGCATTACAAGCTTTGCATAGAAAGTATTCCTTTATTTCTTTCGGTGACTTGATTCTAAGCGACTCTACTTGGAGTGAAATGATTAACAATGGCAATCTTGAGGAAGAAAAAATAAAAGAGGAAATTAACTTTCGATTAAACTCTACAAAATCTCAAGCTGCAAATTGGGTAAAACTCTGGCACTTTGATGTGCTAAAAGACGATGAATTTAAAGATTTGCATAAACAAGTTCTTTCAGAATTAAAGTCTTTATCATTTTCCAATATAAATATCGTTAAACACATAGTTGGCATGATGGAGCATTTTAATAAAATAAAACTAACATATACTGACATGAAAGAAATTTTAGCCGCATCTAAGAAATGCATTGATAAGATGCTCGAATCAGGAGGTGTTGAGTATGAAGACCATAATCATCCTCAATATCTTTACAATGAGTCTTGGGGAGGGCTTGGTTTTTTTGAACGAGATAGCTTATCTTTCATTGAAATTAGCGAATATGTGAAGTTCGCTCAGCAAAAATCGTTAGAAGCCGAATTAATGAAGTCATCTAAAAAGCTAGTTGAATTAATTAAAAATGATAACCAGGATTACTTTCTCCTTCTTAATTATAACGATCGCGGAGTGAAATCTTATTATAACAAACCAATTCTGACATTTGTTGACTGCGATGAGTTCACGAAAGCTTTCCTAGCCTGCAGAAATAAAAGCACTATAAGCTATGCACTTAAAGAAAGATATAATTACGAGCAGTTTGCCAAAGAGTTAATATCTGAATTACCTGTATTTTCTTCGTTTGTAGAAAAAATCACGAAAATAGCAGATGAAAAATCAACACCTTTGTTATCCTATAACATTAAAGACTGTCTCGAAAGATATTTAGAGCCTTCACTTTTACGACTCAAGCAGATAGCTAACATCACGACGTGAGTTATATGAATGCGCTGGTTAGCTTAGCCAGCGCAGCAGGGTTTCACGCACCGTGCTTTCCACGTCGCCATTCACTCCCAGCAGCGGACGTTCCGCATATTTCACCATCGGGCCGCGACGGCTTACCCGGTCCCGCAGGCCGTAATGATGGACACGTGCTAGCTTCTGCACCGACGGAACAAAAGCAACCTCAGCGGCGTCTGCGCCTGCTTGCGCCTTAAGATATTTTGCCGTTTTCAGCTTCGCGAACATGCCGCGACGGATGCGCCCCTTTTTGCTGCGGGCGCTGACGCGGCGCGGCTCCCATGCGGTGCCGTCAGGGGAACGTTGTGCTGTGATGTTTGCCTGCTGAATGCGGCGCACGTCGTGTGCCACCTCGCGCAGCATCTTTTTCCGGGCCGTCGGTTCCAGCTGTGAGAGAAGCGCAGCCAGCCAGGCATCCACTTCATGCAGTTCAGCCATGCTTCACCGTCCAGAATTCCTCCGGCGCGTCCGGCTCCAGCACCGCTTCGATATTTGCCTTGCCGTTCTCAACCGTCGCTATCACGCGCTCGGTCAGCTTCAGGTCCATGCTGATGTCACAGCGGTCATTTGCCAGAATATCGACCTCAAACGAAAACAGCTTTTCTCGCGCCTCGCTGTTCTGCAGCGCGTCGGGCTGGTTTTCCCGCAGCCACAAAAGCACCGGGGCCATCAGCAGATTCTGGTCGCCGGTGAAGTCGGTGATCACCACGTTCAGCGTGTAGCGATACTCCCACGACAGGGACGCGGCGGATGTGGCGGATGTGGCGACCAGCTGACCGCTGTCCACGAAAAGGTGCAGGCGGTCCGGGTTATCGGCCACGTAAGGGACCGACTTATTCAGGGCGCTGCGTAAGGACTGCGGCTTGTTCATCGTCTTTTTCCTGACAGCTGATGATGAGATCGACCTTACCGGCACATGCCGCCCAGGCGGCCTCCGTTTCGTCCAGCAGGGCCAGAAGATCGCCGTTAGTGCGCAGCGCTGCCGGATCCAGCTGGCAGCGGGTGATTTTCGGACAGCCACTCACGGTAAGATTCACCTCCTGCGAGGGCCGGTCGCTGGCGCAGCCGGATAACAGGATCAGGCAAAGCGGTATCACTCCAGCGGCGCAGGTCTTCATTTTCACGTTTCAGCTCCTCAATTTTTCGCTGCCGGTCGCGCAGCAGCTGGCCGTTGCGTTCGGCGGCGGCGTAAAGCTGCGTCTGTGCCTGGCTGCTGGTCTGCGTCAGGATGTTCAGGGCAATCAGCTGGCTGTTTTTCTGGCTCAGCTTTTCCCCCTGGCCCGCAATAGTTTCCTGCTGCGCATCAATCCTACCGTGGGCGCTGCTCAGCCGGTAAGACTGCACGCCGGTGATGACCATCAGGATCATCACGATGGCGATCAGTACCCGAATCATGCTGCCGCCCGTTCAAGTTCTGACCTGATCATCCGGCGATAAAAAACCGCATGAATACCGGCAAATGCCGCCAGCTTCCAGCCCGTGTCCCACATCACCACTGCAATAAATACGCGGTGATACCATCTGAGCGGCACGCGGTCAGCCAGCTGCGCAAACCACAGCAGCCAGGCAAACACCTGCTTTCGGTCGCCGCCGGTCAGGGCGCAGGCGTACAGGCCTGAAAACCCGATAACGGCCCAGGCGAAGAAGTCAGCCCACAGCAGCGCCGCTAGCGGATAGCCCGCAAAGCTGCCGTGACTGATGCTGACCAGCGTCAGCAGGACGGTGAGTAACGCCGTAAACCACCATTTTTTAAACAGCTGCATTTCAGACTCCTTTTAGGCACCAGGCCAGCTCTCGCCCGCGCCGGTTATCCAGCCCCTGATTAAATACGCCTTTCACGTACACCCAGCGCGGCAGCTGATAACACGCCTCGCGCCACTGGCCCTTTTTCAGCAACGCCACCATCGTAGAGCCGCAGACGTTGCCGGTGCCGACGTTGAACGTCAGCGACACCAGCGCGTCATAAACCTGCTGCGGCATGGAGACCGCCACGCAGCGCGCCAGTGCCGCCTCGGTGCGTAACACGTTGGTGATGAAATTCCCCGCCGCCTGCCGTTCCGTAATGGACCTGCCCGGCACCACGCCGGAGGTGTTGCCGATCCCGTCGGTCCACTTCCCCGCGCTGCACTGGTACGGCTGCAGGCGGCAGCCCTCATAGTCGGCAATGAGCCGCAGCCCCTCCACGGAGGTGTGCAGATGCTGAAAACCGGGCAGCGTGGCGGCCAGTGCCAGCACCACGCCCACGGCGCAACGCTTAACGATCTGCAGATTCATAATCACCCCGCGTGATGCGCCCGCTCAGCAGTAGCTGATAGGTTTTGTGTTTGTAGTACCAGCTGATAAGCGCCATCAGCAGGCCGATGAATACCCCGGCCACGGTGGACATGTCCTTCAGGTCCATGCCGCCCAGCCACGCCATCACTACCGCCATGCACCAGGTGATAAAGGTGCTGATTTTTTCCCACATGATTCAGTCCCAAAGCTGGACGGCCTGCACGGTGGCCGTCGTTGTCACGTCCGGCAACTCCACCTCCAGCCCGTGCGGTAAGAGGGGCCCGTGCTCCGCCAGCCCCGGATTTGCCTGCAGTACCTGTTCCGTCATCCCCTGCGTGCGCCCGTAGTGACGCCAGCAGAGTGCGTCCACCGTGTCATACTGCTGCGCGCGCACTTTCATCAGATAAGCTCCACGGTGCAGTGCGGCATGTCCTGCACGCGGCTGATGGCCCAGCGCGCATCGCGCCAAAGGTCGCCGCTGGCATCATTCAGTTCTTCGCCGCGCTTAACTGCTATCGCGGTGGCGTCAAAGTCCTGATAGCGCTCGTTCAGCACCGCGCGCGTCCAGCACCACACCGCATTCATGTAGTGATGCAGGCGCACGCTCTCACCGGCCAGTTTCTCAGCCGGAACGTCGGCCAGGCCGTTATGACCGGCCAGCTCCTGCCGCTCACGCCACGGGTAAAGCTCCGCGTTAACTTCCGCCATTGCGGTCAGCACTACCTGACGCAGACGCTCCTGCGTCACGGTGCCGTCAACGCGCATGACGCTGCGGAACTTCGCCAGATCGACATCCGGCCAGAATGAGTTATTGGGGATGATGTCCGGCGCTGCCGTCGCCTTCTGTGGCGCGATAAATTCCATTGCTCTGTTACTCCTGAATAGGTGGGCGGTGGACGGGGTTTTGATGCGGCGCTGCCTGTCGCCACCCCGTGCCGCCCCGCGCGTGGGCACGTCCGGTTATCAGCTGGCGTTACGGATCTTCCGCTCCAGCTGCTCAATGTCTTTTTTAACGCCGCACTTCTCGTCCAGCTGCAGGGCGCGCTTCAGATGGTTCAGCGCGGACGCCGGGCTGCTTTCCGTCAGCACCCAGCCGATGGACTTATGCAGACGGGCGCGTGACTGATCGGGCATGTCGTGTGCGTCCACCACTTCCAGCGCCTCCAGCAGCAGAGCCGGATCAAATGGCGTCTTTGCCAGGATCGCAGCCTTTGCCGCGTCGGCAATTTCTTCGGCCAGCACCGTCGCCGTGGTGCGGCTTCCCAGCGGCATCGCCCAGCCGTGTTTCAGCGCGTGGCGGCCAATTGCGAGCGCACCGGCATAGTCACCGGCGTCAACGCGCCACAGCATCACGTACATCAGCACGTCGTCCTGCTGCGCGCCGTCCGCGCTCAGCACGCCCTCAGCCCAGGCGGCGTACTTCGGCAGCACCTCCACCTTGATTTCGGCCTTTCGGACGTTGGACTGAATGCCCTTGAGGCGGCGGCGGTCTTCGTTCAGCTGCAGCAGCATCAGGTCATAGCCCTTTGTGCTGCGGCCACTGCCGCCCGACCGGGCGGCCTCCTGTGCCTGAATAAAGCGCGTATGCGCGCGGAAAGGATTGGTCACGGGTTACGCTCCGGCGTTCTGGTCAGCGCCAGCGCTGCCGGTTGAGTCACCCGCGCCGCTCATGGACTTCACCACGCTGGCCGCCACGGCTGCGATGCGTGCGATTTCCGCTTCGCTCATTTCGCCCGGCTCTTTCTCCGGCTCCTGCTCCAGCAGCTCAATGTTTTCCACCAGGCAGGTGCAGTCGTAGTCCTCAACCACGTAAGCCTCGTTAACCGACTCAAGGTTTTCGATGCGGTCACGTTTCGGGTTGTCGATGATCGAGCGGCGGCGCGTTTCTTCCTGCCAGTAGATGGACAGGTTATCCAGACGGGTGATTAGCAGCGCATTCGCCGGGAAGTACGGGGCGCGGACCGCCTGCAGGCCGCCGATGCGTTTCTGGCTGATGATCAGATCAGCGGCCAGCGCTTCAGTGTTGGGCTGGCTCTGATTGACCAGCGGGAAATACTTATCAGCCAGCAGCTGGCGTCCGCAGATCACCACAAGTTCGGTGTCGTCCTGATACTGCACGCCGATTTTTTCCGATACCGCGCCCATCACCACCGCGTCCAGGTTGCGGAACAGGCCGCTTTTCCCCACGGTGATTTTGTCCGACACCACCTTGCCGTCGTCACCGATGTGCTGACCCAGTACCTGCGACGGCTTCTCCAGGCGGATTTTTTCCAGCCAGCCGATATTCACGTCCTGCAGCAGCGGGTTCTGCACGCGGTTGGAGGTTTTCTCACGCTTCAGGCCGTTGAAGCCGATCATGATGCGGTCCAGCGCCTGACGCTTCACGATGGCGTCACGGATGCGCACCTGGAAATCGCTGAACTTCGCCCACATGTCCAGCTTTGAATAAGGCAGCGCCGTGTCAAAGTTGGTCTGGGTGCATTTGTAGCCGTCGCCGTCGATGTAGGTCGGATCGGTCGGCTCGCGCTCTTTCTGGGTGGTGTCGGTTGTGCCCGCAATGGTGGTGCCGATCCCCAGCCCCAGCCGTTCGCCGCTCTGCTCACTGACCGGCATGATGTTGATGGCCTGCAGGAACGCGGACGACTCCTGAATTTTGCTTTCCAGCGTCTGCGACACGGACGGCTCAATGGTGAATTTGCTGTTCAGCGCGGACAGGTCAATCTTGTTGATTTCTGCCAGCACCGACATGTAAGCATTCAGCTTAAAACGGGTAGTATTTTTCATCGCTTCGCTTTCTCTGTTCGTTAAAAAGGTTTGGCGCCGCTGTATCAGCAGTCGGTGCGCACTTCGCCGCCGCTGCCGTTACCCTGCGTGCGCGGGCGGACCTGCTGGCGGCCATCTTCCCGGCTCAGCTGCTGCTGCAGTTCGGTGAAGTCCGCCTGCAGCTGTTCGCGCTTTAGCACTTCCTCACCCAGCGCACTGCTGAAATGCGATTTCAGGCTGTCGGCCTGTTCGCTCAGTGCCGTTTCAATGCGCGCGCTCAGGTCCTGCTGCTCGGTGGCAATCAGCTCAACCGCCTGATGCACGTCGCTGAAGCGCGCCGCGTCGGTCTGCTGCTGCTTGCTGAACATCGCTTTAATGCGGGTAAACAGGGCGGGCTTTTCATCTGCCACGTCCTCAAACTCGATCAGGGTTTCTTCAGCGGCAGAGAAAACGTTGTCAGGATGCTGCTTGCGGTTTGCCAGCGGGTTCGCCCCGGCGCTGGCGCTGAACTGCAGCATTTCCGTGCCGAGGCTGGCCGGATCGTCGGTAACGGCCAGGCCAATCAGATAGGCCGCGCCGGTGTCCGCGAATTCCGGGCGAATTTCCATAGAGGTAAAGATTTTCTGCATGGTGCCGGTCAGCGTGACCAGCTCGTCAGTCGGGTTAATCAGGGCATACAGCCCCAGCCTGCCCTTCAGCGGGCCGTCGCTGATTTCTTCAGCGTCCAGCGCTTCCACTACGCCAAAGCGACGAAACGGACTGTCTGGCGTGTAGCCCTTGATGTGCTCCATGTTGATCACAGCGGTGTACAGCTCAGGGCTGTAATTTGCCGCCATCTGTTCAAGCCAGCTGCGCTCGATGGTGCGCCCGTCCGTGGTGGCACCTTCCACCCCGATACGAAAACGCTTTGGTTTCTTTGCCATTGTCCAGGCTCCGGTCAGTAAAACTCTGTGAGGCTCTATGGTTGCGGCGGCAGGGGTATCGAAACAACGCGCGGACGTTGTGCGGGAAACCACACAATGAGGGATGGCGGAAAAGGAAGCGGCGGGGCCGTATTTTGGCTGCATGAACATGACACCCGCCCCCGACGACCTCGATCCCCGCAGGCAGGCTTTACTGCTGTACTTTCAGGGATACCGCATCGCCCGCATTGCTGAAATGCTGGGAGAGAAACCCGCAACCGTTCACAGCTGGAAAAAGCGCGATAAGTGGGGCGACTATGGCCCGCTGGATCAGATGCAGCTGACCACCGCCGCACGCTACTGCCAGCTCATCATGAAGGAGCAGAAGGAAGGGAAAGACTTTAAGGAAATCGACCTGCTGGCGCGTCAGTCCGAGCGCCACGCCCGGATCGGTAAATTCAGCAACGGCGGCAATGAAGCGGACCTGAACCCGAACGTGGAGAACCGGAACAAAGGCCCGCGTAAGCCCCCGGAAAAGAACCTTTTCAGCGACGAACAGATTAAGAAGCTGCAGGAGGTTTTCCACGGCTCGATGTTCGGCTATCAGCGCCAGTGGTGGGAAGCCGGTAATAAATATTCGGTACGCAATCTGCTGAAGTCGCGCCAGATTGGTGCGACCTTCTTTTTTGCCCGCGAGGCGCTGATCGATGCGCTGACCACCGGGCGCAATCAGATATTCCTGTCAGCCAGTAAGGCGCAGGCGCACGTCTTCAAGCAGTACATCATTGAATTTGCCCGCGAGGTGGACGTAGACCTGAAGGGCGACCCGATGACGCTGAGCAACGGCGCGTGCCTGTATTTCTTAGGCACCAACGCCCGCACCGCGCAGAGCTATCACGGCAATCTGTACCTGGATGAGTATTTCTGGATCCCGAAGTTTCAGGAACTGCAGAAAGTGGCGTCAGGCATGGCGCTGCATAAGAAGTGGCGCGAAACCTACTTTTCCACCCCGTCCAGCCTCACGCACAGCGCCTATCCGTTCTGGTCCGGTTCGCAGTTCAACAAGGGCCGGGCCAAAGCGGACAGGGTTGATATCGACCTCAGCCATCAGTCACTGGCCGCCGGTCGCCTCTGCGAAGACGGCCAGTTTCGCCAGATCGTCACCGTTGAAGATGCGGTGCGCGGCGGCTGTGACCTGTTTGACCTGGAGCAGCTGCGCACGCGCTACAGCCCGGAGGATTACCAGAATCTGCTGATGTGCGTCTTTATGGACGATCTGGCGGCGGTGTTCCAGCTGGCCATGCTGCAGAAGTGCATGGTGGACAGCTGGGAAGTCTGGACCGACTTTGAGGCGCTGGCGCTGCGGCCGTTCGGCTGGAAAGAGGTCTGGATCGGCTATGACCCTGCGAAGGGAACGCAGAACGGCGACAGCGCCGGATGTGTGGTCATGGCACCGCCTGCCGTGCCGGGAGGTAAGTTCCGCATCCTTGAACGTCACCAGTGGCGTGGGATGGACTTCCGGGCGCAGGCTGACGCCATCAGGACGCTGACGCAGCAGTATAACGTCACCTATATCGGCATCGACTCCACCGGCGTCGGGCTGGGCGTGTATGAAAACGTCAAAGCGTTTTTCCCGCAGGTGAAGGAGTTTGTTTATAACCCGAACGTGAAAAACGCCCTGGTGCTGAAGGCTTACGACACCATCGCCAGCGGGCGGCTGGAGTTTGACGCCAGCCACCTCGACATCGCGCAGTCCTTCATGTCTATCCGCAAGGCCACCACGGCCAGCGGCAACCGTCCGACCTATGAAACCAGCCGCAGCGAGGAAGTCAGCCACGGCGATTTAGCCTGGGCGACCATGCATGCGCTGGCAAACGAGCCGCTGCAGGGACAGGCGGCACACACGCAGAACATTGTGGAGATTTATTAATGAGCAAACGCAGGAACCGCACCCGCACGCAGCCCGTGCCGCAGCCGGAAAACATGACCAGCGGGGCAGCGTCTGAGGCGTTTACCTTTGGCGACCCGATCCCGGTGCTGGACCGCCGCGAACTGCTGGACTACGTGGAGTGCGTTATCAATGATCGCTGGTATGAACCGCCCGTAAGCGTTGACGGGCTGGCGCGCACGTTCCGCGCCGCTGTGCATCACAGCTCACCCATCAGCGTAAAGTGCAATATTCTGGCGAGTACCTTTATCCCTCACCGCCTGCTGAGTCAGCAGGCGTTCAGCCGCTTTGCGCTGGATTACCTGATTTTCGGCAATGCCTACCTGGAGAAGCGGACCAGCCGCCTCGGTAACGCGCTGAAACTGGAGCCGTCGCTGGCAAAGTTTACCCGGCGCGGCCTCGACCTGGACACGTACTGGTATGCGCACTATGGCATTAACACGGAGCCGTATGAGTTTGCGAAGGGCAGCGTGTTTCACCTGATGGAGCCGGACATCAATCAGGAGATTTATGGCCTGCCGGGCTACCTGTCTGCCATCCCGTCGGCGCTGCTGAACGAGTCGGCTACGCTGTTCCGCCGCAAGTATTACCTCAACGGCAGCCATGCGGGTTTCATCATGTATATGACCGACCCGGCGCAGAGCCAGCAGGACGTGGACAATATCCGCGGTGCCATGAAAAGCGCGAAGGGCCCTGGCAACTTCCGCAACCTGTTTATGTACAGCCCGAACGGGAAAAAGGACGGCATCCAGATCATCCCGCTGGCAGAGGTGGCGGCTAAGGATGAGTTCCTGAACATCAAAAACGTGAGCCGTGATGACATGCTGGCCGTGCATCGTGTGCCGCCGCAGCTGATGGGAATTATCCCCAGCAACACGGGCGGGTTTGGTGACGTGGAGAAGGCCAGTAAGGTATTTGTGCGTAATGAACTCATGCCATTGCAGAGACGCTTTGAAGAGCTGAACAGCTGGCTGGGTGAGGATGTTATTCAGTTTGCACCTTATGTACTGGATGTCGAATAACAGGCACAAAAAAGCCCGGCTAAGCCGGGCTTCATGCAAAACGCAGTTATGGAACTAAGCGGCTTTACGGCGTTGCTTAGTTCTTCCATGGAGTTCATTGCCTTCAAACTTCCCATGTTTCAACATTTTGGGGGCCGCTTGAAGTAGATCTTCCATTGCGACGCCCATACGGGTGAAAACCTCAGTTACTGCGTACTGTTTCTGAGTTTTCTTGTCACTATGCGTCATAGTCATGATTTCCTCTTAGAGGTTTAACCTCGGTGTCATCCGGTGTGTGGTTGGATGTCAGGCGCAGTATTCTAGCACTGCGCAAAAAATTATCTACTACTTGTTAGCGTTAAATGTAACTTTTAACCGTACTAACAATTGTAGCAAATGGTGCCGAAAGCAACTCTAAATCACCGTCGAATCCATACTCTTTGTAATAGTCGACAACGTCTTGATTGAGTGGTTCCGGGATACGGATTTCAGTGCATTTTGCTGCAAAACCAAAGAAGTAAACAGCAAATAAGGTCACTAAAAACATATTACCTGTCAAAGGATGACCTGGATCATCTCTGACAAAACATTCAACGAAATGAATGTCGAGTACGCCAGTTTGTTCATCAAAGGTACACAAAGCAGCGCCACAAGGAATGTGTTTTTGCTGACCTTCGAGCAGTTTCAGACAAAACTCAAACTTGTCATCACGATTACCGAACTTTGAAAAACCATAGTCCCATTCTAGTTCTGCAAAGCGAGAAGCAAGAAGTAGAAAGTCTTCATCCTTGATTGGCCCTACAGCCAAAGGCATCTCAAGAGCTTCCAGTAACATTTGAAGGTTGTTGATGCTTACGCTAGCTATCTGCTCTAAGTTCAATTCACGTTCCCTAATCGCAACATTAAAGTTTAGATACTCTAATGTCATTTTCGGCTGAACTCTAGAAATCTTTAGAGTAATCGTAGCAGACGTTTCACCAACATGACCAACTATCACTGCAATCACATTCGAAGACAAAATCTACAATCAAGCACTATAAAAAAACAATAGGGCGGACCTATTTTTGTTACGCGCCGCATTTTTTGTTATCTGACTTTGCTTTGAGGCGAACGACTCATGATACGTCATATAAGTACTCACGAATCGATAAACATACTACCAAACTGCGCTTTAATGAATGCTTAACGGCTGTTGTGTCTTGAAGAGCGTACCTCCCCAAACTATCAGGAAAGCGCATTTGGCCTGTGTTGAACGTGCCTGCCATAACAATTGATACAGTCGAGCACCTCACAGCGGCCCGGAAATTGCGCCGCATTCTGACCGCTTAAACCCATCAGCGCGCGCTCGTAGCCCCGCCACGCCTGCCCGCTTTATGCAGTGGTTTTCATGCACCTGCATGACATAAACAAAAGCCCGCCAGTACTGGCGGGCCGGGGGGTAAACGATCCTTCAGGGATCATGCGAATTCATGCAGCATAGACATGCACTCACGCGCAAAAAGTCAAAACAGGGATAGATTGCTATCTGGCGGCTTAAATTCCCTGTCCGCCTGGACAGTATTGTTCATGGCCTGCAGATAAAAAAGCCCCTGCGAAAGAGAGACAGGGGCTGAAATCTCAAACCAGAAAAAACCATCATACGTCCGGCCAAGCCAGAAACCGCCGCCGTTCTCTTTAGGCCGCTGAAAGAAAACTAATCCGCCAGGCGCATAATCAGTCAGGTTTTCGCCCCGGTAAATTACCTGGTAATTCGAATCGCTTCCGGCCATAGCCTAACGCCTCGTGGTACTCGTTGTTCAACCTTGCCAGTGCCAAAAATAAATTTTGTCACCAGCAACGTTATCAATATGCCTGGCTGCGAACTCACGCTACTCCGCAGCGTAAAAAATCTGATCGTCGGAGACTTTTTCACAGCTCGAATGCGCTAACTCAGCGATGATACTCATCGCTAGTTTCATGTCAGATTGCTTGCAATTTGCTATGAGCGACACCTCAGCAATGAACTGAACGCAAGCCATCTTACGGTTTATCGGTGCCAAATCTTGAGTGTCCATCTAACCCTCCCTTTACTCTAAAGACTGTATAACCATACAGTAGTAGATGCGTTACGAAATGTGAAATGTTTTTTCATTCAATCGGACCTAATCTGAAAATGAAATGTAAGTCTTTCAGTGGTTACAACCTGTTATTTTGATTAGATAAAGCCTTGCTTTCTCCTGACTAACGGTTTCGCTTATGGCAGCTGTCTTAGCTCAGATCCATTGACGCCATTTATCATCTTCCTGCAGCCGCCCGTTCTTATAGAAAATGCGCATCCCCGCGCCTGAATTGAGACTGCCACCGCACAAAAGCAGATTTGTTTCAGTTTCTTCACCTGTAAAGCCCCTCGTTTTCAGCTCTGCAACAAGAGCAGCCCGCTGAACATCGTCAATTACCTGCTTATAACTCTGATTCTGGCGCGGCTTCACCACCTGAAGACGCGCCAGCAGATCCCGGCGCTGTTTTCTGGTCATATTGTCAAAGTCTGCCGGGCCATACAGAGGCGTTTCACCTGGTTCAATAGGTTCAACAGATACCGGATTGCCCCCTGAAATGTTCATTTTTTCATCAGGGGGACAGTTATTGCCACGAGTCCAAGGGGCGCAAGCGCCCCGGTCGGCTGTCGCCTCCTGAACGTCAACGGCCTTACGGACCATTTTCCACTTCGTGGCGTGCGTGCAGATGCGTCCCGCCACTAACGGGGACCAGATGCCATAAATACGGGTGCCGTGATCGCCGTAAGGGGTCGGCTCGTCGTTAAGCTCATAAGCCGTTCTGACGATGTGATGTTTTCGCGGAACAAGCACGCCGCCCTGTTTCATGATGTAGGTGGCAAAGCAGCCCACATCTGCTGCGGCCAGCACGGCGTCCAGTTGCGCGTTTTCAAGCACCGGCGCACCTGCCTTTTTATCGCTCTGATTTCTCAGCGCCTGACCGGCAAGCAGGCGCAGTTCCCGGTAAGCCTGGCGGCCCGGAATGCCAAAGAAGCGGAACTGCTGAACACGATGAAGTGATGCCCACGCGCCTACGTTCTCTGCACTGTCACGCAGTGATTTACCCGTTTCTGCGCTGATTTCATCAGACAGGCCACGCCCGTCGATATTCTTGCTCACGTATTTGGCTATATAACTGGTTGGCGAACCTTTGCGCGGGTTGATCAGCTCAGCTTTAAAACGTGGCCCGGTGTTGTTGCCAAGCTCTTCGCGGTCTTCGCGAATAGCAAATTTCCGCAGCAGTGCGGTGACTGAACGGCGCTCCTTTTTGCGCATGAAGCACAGCAGGTGCCAGTGTACGGTGCCATCATGATGTGGCTCAGCAACCCGCACGCCATACCAGCGCATACCGGCTTTGTGCATGGCCTTGCGGAAAGCGGCAAATGTATCAACCAGATAATCACTGCTCTGACGAACAGTGGCCGTGGTCCACTTCGGATTGGGCCTGCCATTGTTAAGCGTTGCGTGGAAACGTGACGGGCAGGTGATGGTGTAAAACACGGCGCAGTCGCCGCGCATTTCCGCAATAAGCTCCAGCCCCTTAACGCAGGCCATCATTTCATTGCGGCGGTGAGCCGGATTGCTGTTACTGGCATTCACCACGTCTTCCATATCCAGCGTATCGCCTTCATTGCTGACCAGCTCATGCGAACGGAAGAACTCCAGAGACTTCCTGCGCTGCTCACGCTTATGGATCACCGCTTCAAAGCTGACGTAGGGGGACGCTTTTTTGTTGACCAGGCAGACAGCACGCAGCTGCTCTTCACGCCATTCACAACGCAGCTGCCATAACTTGCGATACCACCAGTCCGCGCAGAGCAGACGGGCCAGCGAGGGCGGGATCAGATCATAGGGCACGGGTTTGCGGCGGCGCTTTTTGCGGCGCAGCTGCTCAAAGGCTGGGGGTATAACGTCCAAGCGCATAGCTTCGGCCGCAACAACTTCCCACGCCTGGCGGACCTGCTCTGGCTTTACGTCGTCACTTATGAACAGATGGCCGCTGGCTTTATCCAGACACATGCTCATGTGCGCAGCGACCAGTGTTGATAAACGCTTGACCTGATTCTGGTTCATTTCAGGCAACGCCAGCAGGCCGTCAAGCCCGTCATGACCGGCCATAAAACGGAATGAGGCTGAAATCTGGCTTTCGCGTACGCGGGCCAGCCTCTCAAGGCAGGGGCGGATAGTTTCGCGCAGGTAACGTGAATAAGCCTGCGGCCTGCCGAGATTGTGGAAAAACTTAACCCGCTCTATGAGAGGCTTGCTGATGTGTGAAGGCTGGGCGTTGACATCGGCCACAATGACCAGATCGGGATTAAACTGCTGCTGCTCGCGGGCCATCTTTGCCCGACTGATAATTCTGTCCTGCACAATTTCGCGCTGAATAGGATCGCGTGACTCGTTAAAAAAGTAGCGGTCCCAGACCTGATCGCTCACTGCCTCACTGCGCAGCTGCTCCTGCTCATTATCCGCAGCATAGAGAGCGATTAGGTTTGAAAGCGCGGACTCCGGCGCAACTTCCGCCGGGTCCAGCTGTGGATTGATTGCTTTTTTCGGGGCGTTCCACGGGTAAGCGTAACTCTGGCTCACTCACAAACTCCCAGATAAACACTGCTGCAAACCGACTTATTGTCCATAGCAGCCAGCATGTCGAATTGGCGACCGCCGCGTGTAGTCAGCGCCCAGTCCCGATAGGTTTCGATGCCGTGCGAGGCGAGAGATACTTTGCTGCCGTTTGTTTCAGCTTTTACCGGGTCCATACCTGAATGAAAATACGCTGCATTCCCGCGACGCGAGCACATGGCAACAATCCGTTCCCACTCAGCCACCCGGCTGATCTCTTCAGGCCAGCGGGTGAAAATCTCCGCCAGTTCGGCTTTATTGACGTTAACGCATGGCATGCAACCAACACGACTGCATCCCTGCTGATAAAGTGGGTTTGGTTTGATGCCGTGACGCCGGGCCAGTGCAAACACGTCATCATGTGTCCAGTTGAGAATCGGGCGGTATAGCGACAGGCCCGGACCAAGGTCGAATCCTTCCTCCCATTCAGCCAGTGCTGCCCGGCTTGCTGATTCCTGGGCACGAACTCCCTGCCAAGTGATAACGTGATTACCTTCAGTAATGAGCCGGTCTACTACCTGCTCCTGCATGGGGCTCTGTTTAAGCTCGAAAGAGCAGAACTTGCGGTGGCTCGAAGGGAATGTGCCTTTCCAGATACATAAATCAAGAAAAGGGATGCCGGTAGGCTTCAGGGCATTCAGCGCACGGCGTACTGTCTGCGCAGCTTCTTCCTCAGTAAATCCCAAATCCCTGACCAGAGAGACAGGCCACTTATCTTTTACAAACGTTCTCTTGTCAGCGATACGCTGTGAGAAGTCAGCCCTGACGCGACGCAGCGGACCGAGTTTCGTTTCCAGGTAATCAAGATATTCGACAGTTTCGGGGTGCTCGTGACCTGTATCAGCGTGCGCGGCCTGAAACTCGACGCCGGATTCAATAGCGAGCAGCCAGTCCGCGAGGCTGTCTTTCCCTCCCGAAACGGTGACAAGGTTCATCATGCCTGGTGCGAAGCAACGAGCATCGATCATGGTTTCACCTCTGATTCAGGGGAGTAATCCGTTCCCGTCGCCATATCAAAGCCCATCCAGCTCGGTGACAATTCAGGACGACGAACTGCGATGATTTCTGCCGCCTGCTTCTTCTCGCCTGCACTCAGGCTGATAGAGCGGGCCGCAGTGACTTTATTCAGACCAAACTCGCGGTAGATGCTGCGTGTAAAGAGGGTGTCACTGTTTGAAACGATGACCGGGTTACGCTCAGAAATACCCAGCAGGATGCAAGCCAGTGAGTGCTGATCATCGTCGCTGAACCCAGCAGTATGATAAGCAGTGAATGTGCCGTGATACGGCGGATCGCAGTACACGACATCACCGGCACAGACCATGTTCAGGGTTTCGCTGTAGTCCAGACACTCAAACGTCGCACGCTGGGCCTTTGCGGCAAACGCCTCAATTTCGGCCAGCGGGAAATATGGCTGTTTGTAATAGCCGTAAGGATTATTGAATTCGCCGCGCTTGTTATAGCGGCAAAGGCCACGGTGGCCGTGGCGGTTCAGATAGAGGAATTGCGCAGCACGTTCCAGCAGTGGCAGCGCCGCGTTGAAGTTAAAATCTTTGCGAACCTGATAATAATTTTCTTCAGTCTGATTCTGATTAAAAAGCGATAACGCAACGACGATAAACGGGCGCGTATGCTCTTTAACCTGACGATAGAGATTAATCAGATCGGGATTAACATCTGCCACCAAATAGGCCGGATAATCCGTATTCATCATGACGGCACAGGAACCGGCAAATGGCTCAACCAGTCGATCACCGGCGGGCAGGTGCTTAATCAGTTCAGGCATCAGGCCGGACTTGCTGCCGGCCCATTTCAGAATGGTTTTCATGACGCTGCCCCTTTGTAATGCACGCTTTTCAGCTCACTGACTTCTTTACAGGTGACGCAGAGGCAAACGCCCGGCAGTGCGCGGCGGCGCAGCTCCGGGATTGCTTCGCCGCACGACAGGCAGAAAAACTCACTCGCCCCTGCCGGGCGGTGAGTTGCGTTAGCCAGATTGCGCGCCAGTTCTTCCTGCACGCGCTGCTGTACCATGTCCATTGAATCAGCCATCAGTGCAGCTCCTGTGCCTGATTCTTGTAACGCTCTGATTCTCTTTCCAGTAGCTCAATGATTTCGGTTGCTGACATTTCCTTTTTACGGGCATGGATAGCCAGCGCGGCAATATGAATAGAAGCCGCCAGAGCATCGTCACTGCGCTGTTCAGATTTGGCCTTACTCAGCAGGGCGACCAGCGCGTCCTCATCAGCTTTAAAATTACGGGTCTGGATATTTCGCATTTCTCTTTCTCCTGAATTCGGGCAAAAAAATGCCCGGCGGGTTTACGCCATTTAATTTCTTTGGGTTAATTAATTAGGTAACGTCAGATTCTTTGGAAATAAACTCACGACTGCTTTTAAGTGATTCATTGCGCTAATCAGCGCCGTTTTTTCGTCACTCGTCAGTTCACTGAAATCAACGCTGTGACGTTCTTTGCTGATATTAGCCAGAAAGAAAATTGCGCTCAGTGCGCGGCCATTCTGTTCAGCCTGGTGATCGCGCTTATTACGCATGTCTGCGATAAAGCGGTTTAGTTCGTGGCTGCAATCGCCGTACATCATGGTGCGAAGTGCAGAGATATGATTAAGCGCACTGGCACGCTGCCCCGCGTTCATCTGAACAGTGATACTTTCAGCTTTGTAACCCATGATTTTTTCCTCTTACCCGTTAATCCTGCCAGCAGTTCGGCCTGTGAGATTGCCGGGTGCCAGCGCTTACTTGCTTTCGTTTCTATCCACCCATGCCCTGATGCTGCTAACTGCTGGGGTGGTGCCTGATTTTTTAAAAGCCTCACAAATACCGGCATAATTCACTTTTCCCCTTACTTATTTCTCTTACATTTTCACCACGAAAACGCTCACCATTTACCAGTGTAAAAAAGCCACTTCCGTCGCCTGAAATAGACGGGTAATAAAGCGCGACATTTTCAGCATCTACTGACATTTCTTTTCCGCGATAGCGAAAGAAATAGGTAAATTCCTGGCTCATAGCCCTAGCTCATGCCTATTGAAGAACCGATTGCACCTGCAATGTCTACAGTTGATGCGATGGTGGGGTTTGAGTGAATACGCGCCTGTACAGCGAGAGCCGCCAGCATCATGCAACGAATGCCGGTATTAGCTGCCTCAACAATCCCGCGACGGCATGAAGTAGTAATGCTGGCGTGATTTGCGGCACTGGCAGCAAGCGTTCCGACCTGTGCGGAAGCGTTAAGCACGTAAGCGGAAAACTTTTCTGCAGCATGTTCATTCACTGGAACGCAAGGCAGACAGTGCAACTGCGCCAGCATCCCATCCATCAGAGTCGCATCCTCGGTCAGATCAGTCAGAAGCAGCACTTCTGTAACAGTCAGTTGATGCACCTGATCAGGATTCAGCTTGTTGCGAAGCGTCTGCACTTTCATGCCAGCTTGCTGGGCCAGCTCCCGCATATTGTGAGTCAGCGCAAACTTGCGGCAGGCGTCTTCATAGTGGTTATGGGTGGAAGTCTTAAAATCAAACATGGTCATTCCTTTGCTCAACTTAAATAATTAAGTTGTTACGCAGCGACGTAGCGACAATTGACACCTTGAGCGAGCAAACGCGCGCGGAAGGCGACCATGTTGATGCGTGCAGCACCGCCAATTTTTTTACGTGGCATAACAAGCAGATCACCGTCTTCAACCATCTGCTTCACAGTGCGAAGGCTGTAACCATAAGCCTGTGCGAACTGTTCATAAGTCATCAGGTCGGGGCCGCTAGGTATTGTAATTTGATTGGTCATCGGGGATTATCTCCAGTTGGCAGTATTTACAGTGCATTGGCGTGCATTTTCACTAACTAAGTGGATGATATATTCCAAATGGATTTGTGTAAACAGATCATATTGGATTATTTGAAGGGTATATGACTGATTACAACAACGATGTTAAGGCCATGCTGGAGAGAATCCTTAAATCTTATGGGGTTAGCTCACGCCCAGAGCTAGCAGACCTTCTAAAAATTCCGTTACCTACTATCCAAAATTGGGTGGCTCGCCAGAGTTTACCTGGTGATTACATCGTTCAGTGCGCATTGGATACGGGGGTAAGTCTTAGATGGCTGGTAAAGGGTGAACTTGCAAATGTAAGTTCAGGTGGGGTGGGGCATCCCTCTCTTAAAGGGAAGAAACTTCACGACACTATGCTGGCTAATGGCGGGCGGGCAGTATTAGATCGCATAATGCACGCATATGGTTTTACTATGCAGAAGCAGCTCGGTGACTTGCTTGATATTCCTTCAGCGACGATGAGCGCATGGGTTCGCAGAGATTACTTTCCTGGTGATGTTGTCATTACGTGCGCACTTGATACGGGGTTTTCTCTTTCCTGGTTAGCTACTGGCCATGAGGATGAGGCACTACCCACGAGAGATTTAGCTGATCAGCTGATACCATCCATACCTGCAAGAAAACTCTCCGGAGGCACATTAGAGAAACAGGCTGATGTGAGTTTTAATCTTTCTCTTTTTAGCCTTGATTTAACTAACCCCCTCTATATTCAACGCGGCTCCATGTCATGGATCGTGGAAGGGGATGCTCAGACCATTGGTAATGGTGATTGGCTATTAGATATTGATGGAAATAAAGATATTTATACGGTGTCTCGCCTTCCAGGAAATAGGATAAAAGTTACTAACAATTCATCTTCATTTGAATGTGCAGAAAGTGACGTAACGCCTATGGGCTTGGTAATGCTGGCAATATCAAAATGTTTATAGGTAAATTATGGTCGAATTTATTGTATTAATAATAGCGATAGTGAGCGGAATTGCTTCAGCACATTTTAATTGTAAAGCCAAAGGCATCAGAGACTTCAAAGCTTTTATGAGCCTTTGCCTTGGTGGGGCAGTGCTGGGAACAATAATGCTTTTTAGTTTTTTAGCCCCTATGTGGGCTTCTTACACAATAGCGGCGTTTTGTATTGTCATCCTAATCAATAGTATATCTGAATTTAAAAAATCCCTGGTCAGATAACATGTCAATTAAAAAACTGTCGTCTGGCGAATGGCTTGCTGATTTTTATTTAGATGGGCGCGGTAGCCGACGTGTAAGGAAAAGTTTCGCGACAAAAGGCGAAGCGGTAGCCTTCGAAGATTACACGCGCGCGGAGGCCGAAAACAAACCGTGGATAAAAGAGAAGGAGGACCGCCGCAAGCTAAGTGAACTAATTAAGCTTTGGGATTCTCTGCATGGACAGTCACTCAAGGCCGTTAAGTCTCGTAAGGCAAAATTAGATATTGTGTGTGCCGGACTAGGGGACCCGATAGCTTCGCAACTGACGGCAAAAGATTGGGCGCATTATCGTGATCGTCGCCTTAAAGGCGAGATTTCTAACGGCTATCACGAGGATGAATCAAAGTGGAAAGTAAAGCCTATAACGGTCAACAGAGAACAAAACTATCTTGCCGCTGTGTTCAATGAGCTTAAGAGGTTAGGTGAATGGTCTTTACCTAACCCACTGGATGGTGTGAGGACGTTCCGGGAAGATGAAAAGGAAATGTCCTGGCTAACTTTAAAACAAATTACTGAGTTACTTGAAGCATGCGAAAGTTATGGCAAGTTAGATCTGACATTGATTTGCAAAGTATGTCTAGCTACAGGTGCTCGCTGGACTGAAGCAGAAACCCTAACCCGCTCTCAACTTTCGCCCAATAAGCTGTCATTTTTTAAGACGAAGGGCGGTAAAAACCGAACTGTTCCCATCCCGCAATGGTTCTATGACGAACTGAAGGAACGCCAGGGAAGGATGTTCAAGCCCTGTTATCAAGAATTTAAGAAAATGCTAGCTACCACAAATATCCAATTGATAGAAGGGCAGAAAACTCACGTTTTACGCCATACCTTTGCCAGTCATTTCATGATGAATGGTGGTAATATACTTGTACTTCAAAGAATTCTTGGGCATGCGAACATCCGTGAAACCATGAAGTATGCTCACTTTGCACCGGATCACCTTGAAGAAGCAGCAATATTAAATCCACTTTCTAAATTGCAGGTCTAGTTATGCCTAATCTAAAAAACAACAAAAAAGATGAAGTTAAAGATAAAAAGGTAGTAAGTGAGGCGGGGCCCAAAAATACATCTAACTTCTTAAAAAAGTTTTGGGATAATAAAAGTCATTATTTGAGTGCGTATAAAGGGTTGATAAATGTTTTAGAGCTTTTAATTTGGCTTTCTTTATTAAGGTCAATTTTCCCCAACAATTCATCGGAGTATGTTTATTATAATGGTGAAGTGACTTTCAAAAGTTTATGGTGGTTAACTCCTGCCTTTATAAAAACAGGCGTTTCGTGGCTTATTGTATTAGCTTTTACTATGGTCTATAGAATTTCCCCTGTTTTTGCAATATTACTTAGGTCGTTTTCTATAAAACTTGAAACAAATTTCAATGAAACATATGGGGGAAGTCAAGACGGCGAGGGCATTTTACAAGAACTTTCAAGAAGTCAGGCTGCTGAGAAATACGTACAGTCTTTAGTCACTTCTTCGACTTTATTGTCAAAAGATATTTACTCAAGAGGAAGTGTCTATCTGCTTTTTGGTGTTTTATTCTCAATTGTGGGATTGCTTTTTTTCTATTTTCAAATCCATAGTTTGAAGTTCGATGCGAATGTTATAAAAACTCTTATTACTATGGCTCCAAATTTTGGCGTATTAATATTCTTAGAATTTATTTCGTTCTTTTTTTTGAAACAATATAGAGCTTCCATGGACGATTTTAGATACTACGAAGCTATTAAACGGTCACGTGAGGAAACTCTAGCTGTCATAAAACTTCTAGCTATCAGTGATGAAAGTAGAGATTACCTTACGATATTAGAGAGTCTAAGTTTTAGCTCCGCCGTCGGTAAGCTAGAGGCTGGGCAAACTACTGAATTCATTGAGACTCAAAAGTATGCTAAAAACGAGATGGAACTGTTCGCGAAGATTGTTGAAGCTATTTCTAAAAAACAATAAAAGCTTCAATGTCTACCGATTGACTACTAAGCATGAATCTCACTGCCTTTGGCTGCACTAGAAATGTAATTAGCACATTGAATTTTATGAAAAAGTTATATTTTTCAAGTGTGTTAGAAAAAAGCGTCTTAACTAAGGTATCGCTAACGCGACATCTAAAAGTTAATAGCAAACAAGGGGTTGGCAT